GCAACCTGTTCAATATCTTTTCGTGATGCTTGTCTGATTTGTCTTTTTGCATTATCAATATCAATTTCAACAAAGCGACCTTCAACAAACAACCATTCTTTATTCTCCATGATGCCATTAACAAAGGCTCCTGGTGCCGATGGATCGGCAACAATATCAGCAGCGGTTGCTAAACGAAAATCATCTTGAACAATATTGTAACCCTCTTTGGTAGGTTGTAATGTGCCCATACCACGGGAAGATACTCCAAGGTTAACACCTGAGTCCATGAAATTCTTAACAATTTGCCCGTAAGGTGTATCAAGTATCAATGCCTTACCGATGAAAGATTCACCGTTGTCGGTAAGTTCTACAATCTTATGTGATACTCTTTCAAGATTGATAGAAGGTGTATCTGGATGACCTAGTTCTCCTAAAGCACGGTTTGTCTTTACATACTCTTCATTGTAACGACCAACTTCTTTGCTTAGTATGTCTTTAGTATACATGCGATTGTTCTTGTTTGGTTTATCATAAACAAGAAACGGACCAGTGATGTAAAGGTTCTTCTTGCCACTTTCGGTGGCTTCAGTAAGGTACTTTACCTCTTCGATGTTTTCTCTAATTAGTTTCATAGTTATTATCCTGTATATGGATCTACGTTATAGGTAGCAGATTTTGTAACTTCCATAACAAGAGAACCGCCAGTTTGAACGGTAATAACAATAGGTTGGGTACTATTATTTGCGATTGAATAACCACTTTCATCAAAACGCATTTCACCTGCGTTATGTAATTGTAAAATAGGTTGACTGTTTCTAGCAATCTGAATTGCGCCGTTAGTTGACCACATAACTCTTTTGATACTAACCGCACTAACTGTTTCTGTTGTAGGGTTAGCTCTTAGGTCAGTAAGCGCAATAGTTACTGTACCAGGATCAGCAACTCTGATGAATGATGATCCTCTTAATGAATTTGTAATTTCTGATTGAAATGCCATGTTATCTTATTCCCATTGAGGTACGGCGTCTAAGAGACATTTTGCGTTTGAACAATGTTCTACGCAACTTTGATTTGCCTTTTGTCTTCCAGTATCGTTTAAGTTTTCGAGCCTTCTGTAACCTTTGTATTGTAGGTATTCTAACAACTCTATTACCTGACAATCTATAACCTTTAATAGAAGATTTTCTAATGTTCTTCTGAACAATAATTCTGCCTTGCTTGTTTCTACGAATTCTACGGCGAATCTTAGTGACTCTGCCCATCTTCATTACATTAGCTTCGTCTAACTCTTCTTCAACCCACTCATATGTATCATCTGCCACGGCAACTTTTTCTGCCTCTAATCTGGCAACAATCATCTCTTCAAGGCGTTCAAAAATTATTTCTTTGGCCTCAACCAATCTGTTCTGTGCAATTAAATCTATAAATTTCATTTTGCGTGTTTGAAAGCAAAATCAGCAGCCTTCATCAAATGATCTGGTGACTTGTGTACCATATCAGCAAACTTCTTCTTGTTATCATCACTCAATGCTTTATGCACTTGAGTAATTGCTGATGCAGTAAAGTGATCTACCTTACGAGTATGACCTGAAGCAAACTTAACAGACTGTGCTGATTTTCCAGATGCAATTTTATGTAGTGTATCCATTACTGCTTCTTCTAACTCAACTTCTTCTGCCTGAATTGGTGCATCCATACCTGCACCATACTGATACGGTACAGAGAAATATTTCTTTAGTCGTTCATTGTAATACAAAGCAATTCTAGTACCATCTGGATACAAACGAATTGCTTTGCGTTTGATAACTAAAACTACTGGTGGATCTTTATCTTCTTGTAGAACAATTGGCTCATCGGCAACCTCTTCTACATCTTCTCTTACTGCCCTACGAGCCTGATTGAAAATCTGTTTGTTATTTGAAACCAAATCTACCATGCGATTAAACATATTCTGTAAAATTGCACGGTCGGCATTATTGAACACAGGCTTTTCTTCTTGCATCTTATCCAATATTTTATGGATACGTTGCAACTGTGCCTTGTTAACAAGTCCAGCGCGAACAAGAGCATCAAACTTTGAGTAGTCTGATTTCTCTTCTTCAACGATAGATTTGAATTCTAATAAAGATTTCATTCTTGTTCTACAGTTTCTTCTTGTTCTTCTTGTTGCCCACCAAATAGTGTAGAAGCAAGTTCTTGTTTGCGAGCATCTAGTGCCTCAAATGCCTTTGCAGACAACATATCAGACATTGTTTCTTTGGCACCAACAGCATCACCTGTTGCAATTTGATCTATAAATTTTGTCATAGTGTTCTCCATTATTTCCTATTTATATTGAGAGCAGACTTCTCTACCGTATTATCTAATTCCGGTGTTAAAGATTCTGAATCTTGCTTCTCATAAGTGTTATCTACCGGTTCTGGTTGGTCACCGCTACCTTGTTGTTGCTGGTCACCGCCAACTGGTGTGATTGGACCTTCTTCATCAATCTCTTCTTGCATCTTTTCAATTTCTTCATCGGTCATTTGAAGAACATTCTTCTTAACCCATGTAGAAGAGAAGTAACGGCCAATAAATGGTTCCATCATTGTTGCGGTATTGACTCTTTCACGCATCAATTCGGCATCACGCATTTCGGTAAAGTTATTGTCTTTAATGAAGTCATAGTAAATCTCTTCTCTGAATTCATCCCATTCTTCACTGGTACAAATACCTTTAAGAACTAATTGTGTGCGAAGTGCATGGTCAAAAATCTGTGAAAACTTATTGCGTAGTCTCTGAACAAATTTAGAAAATTTAACTTCATCACGGGTGACTTCTGTTGTCTTACCAACACCCATCAAGCCACCATCGTTTGGCTCTAGGCGAGAAACTGGAACATTCAATGCATTTAACAGTTTCTTTTGGAAGTATTTTACATCTTCCATCTCACCCAGGTTTTGACCAGCAGGCAAGGTTGTAATCTCGGTACCTTTACCACCTTCACGGCGTGGTAACCAGAAATCTTCAAGCATCGACAAGTGTTTACGCTCATCACGAATCTCACCTGTGCTGGCATCATACACTAATTTGTTACGATACTGAATCATAATAGAACGAATGTATTGTTCTGCTTTACCTTTTGGTAAGTTACCAACATCAATATAGAATATGCGGCGTTCAGGTGCTCTAGAGATACGGTAAATAACTACTGCATCTTCAATCATTCTTAGTTGATTGAGTGCCTTGATTGCTTTGTGCAAGTATGAAATGACGAATACATTTTTTGCATCCATCAAACCTGAGTTTACATTAATGATTGCCTCAGGTGCAATACGCAAACCTTGTGTTACGTTTGCGCTAAATGTTTGTGTCGTTGTACCACGGTCATTATAGACATAGTATTCAGCCAACGATTTGATGATGTTAGCATTAGTTTTTGGATCACGTTCTTTTTGAATCTCACGCACCTTACGAATCTTGCGTGGATCAATATAGCGTAATTCTTGAATACCTTTTTTTGGATCTTTATCATTGACAATAACATGGTAATAGATACGACCGTCAATGTACCAACGCTTGAATAAGTCATCGGCAAGATTACTGAAGTTCAACATCTTTTGGACGGTTTTAAATTCTTCAATAATTTTTTTCTTAATTGCTTCTGGTTGCTTAAGATTATCAACTACAATCTTGACAATCTCACCTTGTTCGGTATGACTAATCGCTTCATTAACAATTTCATCAATTGCCATATCACATTCGGGGTGATTTGACATTTCACGGTAACGAGTGATAAGTTCAATCTCATTACGAACAGAACCATCTAAATCAACATAAGTGCCGTAATGGGCATTCTGTGTGATAGTAACCGCACCATCATCAATCGCCTCGGTTGGAAGAGTAAAAGAGGCCTGTTCAGGCTTTTCGTCCTGAACAATGTCCTTTTTACCTAGTGTAAAACCGAATAATTTTACTGCCATGTATATATCATCCTAAAAAGTAAAAAGGGAGGTCGAAAGGACCTCCCTCTCATCAAGCTACGTTATCAGCTACTGATTCCCACCACTGGTAGGAAAGAGTAATTGTAAACTCTTCAATAGTGTCGTTTGAACCCCAATCAACATCAATTGGTGATACATCTTGTGGGAACATACCTAGAAAACGGTATTTCTTAAGTGTATTACCTTGTTTGCCGTATTGAGTAACGTCAGCATCAACAGTATATCCGCCAGGAGCAAGAGCTAATGGGTTACGGACATTAAGACTGTGACTATTGATACCATTCAACCAACGCTCGAATGCATTACGAATCACAAAGTCTTCATCATTGATAATTGTAATTGTCCAATCTTGGAAGGTTCTGTTACCCGCAAACTTCAATTCGCGGCCAAAGTATTGAACAGGTACAACACCAACGGTTGAACCAGGCAGTTGAGCAGTTTTGCACATGAAGGTCAGTTTCTTCTGTGCATCGCCAGGCTGTGAAAAGCCAGGGAACGGCATACTCACCTCAAATAGATTTGGGCGAGCACCGTCTCCTACCATTTGAGAGCGGAATTCGTTTACATTAAATGCCATTTATATTCTCCTATCTCTCTTATTTATTAGAAACGGCCGACAATTTCATCAAACGAAACACCTGTTCTTACTGCAACAAAGTTAAGTTGGATGAAGTTGACTGAGCGTGCTGGTTTGATGTAGATATCACCAACGAAACGGTTGCTGTCAATAACTTCGGCTGTGTTGTTTGAATCATCGCAGACTACACGGAAGTCTGTAAGACCACGGCGACCTTGAACATCACGCAAGTAAGGCTCTACTAGGTTTACAAACTGTGCGCGAGTAAACTGGTCATTAAATTCAAACAGAGAGCTGCGTGAAGCACGAGCAATTGTCTTCTCTAGAACAATGAACAGACGGCGAACATTGATACGGTCAAATGCTGATGGACGATTTAACATAGTCTTATCACCAAACAGAACTGTACCTTCACCTGGGAATGTAACAACAGGGTTGATACCTTGAACATACAGGTTATCACGGTCTGTTTTGGTTGGGTTAAATGCCAACTTGATAACATTCTTAATGATACCGCGGTTTAGACCACCTGGTGAGTACCATGGATCACGTTCTTGGTCGGTACGAGCACAAACACCAGCAATGTCACCGTTCAATGGTACCCAACGATATACATCTGTGTATCTGTCGTATTGGTATTTGTAACCAGAATCCATGAATGCATATGAAGAACTTGTCAAACCTGCACGGTGTGAAAGAATGCTTGTTGCTTCTGAACCAGCATTATTAACTACACTGGCTTTCAATGGTGATAAGAACACCATACAATCTTTGCGAGATTCAACTAGTGAAATCAAACTTGCAGCAACTGTTTCATTACCTGGACCAGAAACTAACAATGAAACATCAACTAAATCAGGATTTGAGAAGAAGTTATATGCAGCAGTAACTTCTGTGTTACCAATTGTACCATCTGCACCAGCACTCATTGATGCAGAAAATGGTGTATTAATATTGGTAAATGTCTTTGCAGAAGAAGTAGTTCCCCAATTTGATGAACCTGGTTGATGACCTAACCACCAAACATACTGAGACTGGCTGTTGATAACTGTTTTATAGTAGTTTGTAGAACCGTCATTGTTTACGGCATCAGATGCTTTTGAAACAAATGAGTATTTTTCAAGAACGGTATTTGCAATACCACCAGAGAAATCACCATCTTCATCTACAACGATAACATGCATTTCATCGCCTGAACCGTTTAGAGCAGAAACATAAGATGAAGTTGATGGTGCAACGCCAAACTGGTCAGCATACTGCCACTTACGCAGAATTGGAGCACCAACAGAAACTGTACCTGGTGCAGATACGGTAATAATTGCGGTTGCATTAACTTCTGCAACACGAATATAGGTTGCACCGCCATCAACAGAAATTAAATCGTTATTAGCAAGATTAGCTCTTGCATCTGCGGTACCATTGATGTTGATTACTGTGCAGCTAGCTGCAACAGCATTAGCTCTCATTGAATCTGTAACAGATAGGTTTGCAGAAAATGCTTGTGAACTTGGGCACATAGAAATACGCAGAGTATTACCTAGAGCACCAGCATACCGAGCCGCAAATGGACCGTAAGCTGTGTCGGTTGCAGTTTCGCGGTTTGCAGCATAGTCATCTGAATTCTTAATCAGAACACCGGTACCGTTTGCTGTAGAGTTGTTACTTGATGATGTGTTTGCCGCACGAACAACTTTTAGATTGTTAGAATACGCTAAGAAATTAGCAGCAGAGAACCAGTATTCATAATTTGTATTGTCGGGTAGACCGAATCGGTTAACGAGATTTACCTCGCTAGAAACGGTAACCACTTCACCAACTGGACCCCAGTTGAAATTTCCAGCAATACCGCCAATTGAGGTAGCGGTTGAAGGGACGATTGTAGTCAGGTCGATTTCTGATACATTTACCCCAGGTGATAGCTGAAATGCCATGGATTTCTCCTTAGTTATGGGTCAATT